TTTTTTACATCGACCATTTAATCATCTCCTTGATTCTTGTCAGGATAAATAGAGCCTGGATTATGTCCCAAATCTGTCCTCACAATGACCTTAACACCATCAAACGTAGCATGGTGTTCATATCCTGTAAGCTTACCATCTTTCTGTAATTCGATTACTGAATCACTCTTATTAACAGTGTATGTTCCAGCTGCACGAACCTTATCGCTATCCCAATTTTCCGGAAACCAAGACTGTCCTGTTTGTCCCAATCTCTTTTCTTTTGATGTATGGTTTTCCACTCCGCCAATTCTGACACCATTTTCATAAGTCTTTTCTATTTTGTAAGAAATTCCTTTTTTTGTCAGCTCATCAAGATTAGCCTGCGAGTGGCCTCCGCTCTTCATATTTCCGCCATTCTTTCCGCCAGCTGGTAAAGCAGGGTTTCTTATCCCTGCAAATTCACCGACTGTAGAATGTTTTAATCCCGAACTGTCTACTGTAAATATACCATCTTCCGACAATTTCTTCAATGATGTAGTCTTAACTTTTTTCAAGGTTTCCTCATCTGTGACAAGACCTGCATCATACAGTCCCATCTTTGCCTTTCCGCCGATGCTCTTTATCTGCTCGTCCCTTGATTTTGATTCAAAGTCCTTCATTGCATCATACGGCTCAATCCCAGCCCTCGCCTTGTTTTCCGCCGCAAGCTCCTTCTCCCACTCGCCATCATCGCCGTCTATAATCTCCTGCTGCATCTTCCTGCGTTCCTCGTATGTCATTCCAAGAATTTCATCATTGGCTACTCCGTAGTGTATGCAGTGGCAGTTAATCGACTCCTCAGGCGGAAGCGACGGATCCCTTGGGTACATGGGACTATACGTGCCACCCTTTATCCCCTTCATCTCAAATGGCTGGTCCTTCGGCACAATCTGCCCGTCCATATCGACGTGGTTCTGGCGTGGTTGGTTTTTGTGTGCCCCTGTGTGCCTCCATATCTTTCTGTCGGTGGCGGGGCTCTGCTGGATTGCCTCCTCCTGTGCAACGCTGTGTGCCCTCAGTACTTCGGTTACGGCAACCCTTTTAGCCTGATAGTATTCGCTTCTCCAACCGCCCTCCTGTATCCTCCTTGTGAGGGTGGCTATGTCATCGCCATTGTCTATCGTCTCCTGTATGGCGTTGGTTATCTGATTGTGACTCGTGGTCTTCATCAGCTCACCGAGCCTCTGGCTCCATGACACAAGCCAGTCGCTTGTACGCTGTCTGAGTGTATCTACCGCCATGTCGCCTTCAACGCCCTGCATATATGAGGTGGCAAGCTCGGGCACAACCTCTATGTACATTTCTAGGGCAGCGTCCTCTATCATCTCTGCCGTCTCGTCCTCATCAAGCATCTTATCTACTTTCTTCCTTGTGGTCTTCCAGTCCTTCCCCTCGCATGATTCAAGGGTTTCCACAAGATTGTCAGTCTGCTCGCTTAGTATGTCGGCAATGTCTTCCGCAAGGTCATTAATCGCCCCCACAGTCCCCTCTGCATCTGCGTATCCCTCGTTGTCGAGTGTCTTTTCGAGGTCTTCGTCCGCCTTTGCAAGGTATCTGTCTATGGCGTTTATAATTCCGTCAGCGTTTGATATAAGCGCCTTGGCTATGGCTGTGTAATACGCTGTATGCCGCTTTGGTTCCATGTCAATCACCAGCCTTCCCACTGTATCCGTTCAACACCTTCTTTATCTCCATGAGTACTGGGACAATTTCCTCGTCATAAGATGACGCCTTGGATATCTGTCTGTCAAGCTGTCTCATTTCGTCGGGTGTAACCGTTGCGGCTTGGCTTGGCATGACCGCCTTGGAGTATGCAAGCGGTGTGTCTCCCCATTCCTCTGGATAATCCTCGCATCCATCTTTTCCGAGTGTCTTGTACGTGTATTCCTTTGCCACGTTTGGCGTAAGTCCACCCGCTCTTTCAGTGATGTTCAGTATCTTCTGTATATCGTCGGGGTTCGTTGTGTCAGGTTCCTTCAGGTAGGCCTCGACGTATTTGAAATTGTAACCGTTCAGCAGTTTGTTATTTATTATCCAAGAGATGGATTCACGTTCGGGCTGGAACACCTGCTTCTCTGTAACCTCCATGGCAGTTTGCGCCGTTGCTCTGTTGAAGTCTGTTGTATAGCCTGTGTAGAGGTCTGGAAGCAGGAACGCCGATTGGACCTTCTTGCGCCCCTTCTCCTGATATTCCTGGAACAGCTCGTCTTTCTGTAATATAGCAGCCATGTCCTTAACTTCAATATCTGGCTGTTTTTCATCTGTGAATGCCGTACTGGACTCAAGCGTGTCCGTTTCCAGTACAAGGAAGGAGTGCTGCCCATTCTCCCCCTCGATTTCATTCATATAGGCCTGCAGCTTTTCAAAAGACGACTCCGAAAGCGTTCCGCCTTTTACAAGTATCATAAGGGGCGTATGCCTTCCCCTGCGGAAATAGTTATTGTTCAGCACTTCGGCCCTCCTGTTCCCATCCACGGTGAGCACGTCTCCAATCCAACGCACCTCTCCGTACGGCTTGTTTCCAAGCGTGAATGCAATCAGCTCGTTTGCCTGATTATACATTTTTATTTCCTCTTCGCCCTCGCTCCAGTACATTCCAGAACGCTTATCCATTATCCTTGGGTCGCCGAACTCCTTGAAATATACGGTTTTACCGCCCACGTTCTGCCTGAATTTGCGGAACTTCTTTTGGCGTGTGACTGTTTCGCCTTTGTAAAAATAACCGATTTTGACGTGTGGCGGCAAGGGGCATGTCATATCCACCGAAGGCGTGTCGGTTATAAAGTCCAGCTGAACGACATTTCCATCCATATCCCTTATAACCTCTGCATATGAAACGCCATATGTCTCCCTGTCGGCTATGAGTTTTTCGAATACCTCCTTAGACATGCAGTCCATATTTAGCAGGTCTATTATCCTCGTCAGCATGTCCCACTCCTGCTTCATCTCGTCCGTTTCCTCTTTATAGTCGCTTGAATACCTGACGCCTATGCCGAACCCTGCAATGTTGGATTTATACGCCCTTATGCACTGCGGGAGTATCGTTGAATTGTCAACCAGTGTCTTTAAACCATACATGTCAACGGGGTGCTCTATCCAGTCGGATGCATTTACCTGCTCCTCTATGTGGAGCTGTTCCGACCTGTCAGACTTCTCAATGGGTTTTGCCCTATCACCGTAAAACACTGTATACGGTTCCTGCATCTCCTGCTGTTTTATGATACGCACGCCAACTTTTGGCTTGCTGTGGTTATCCATTTCCATTCTTCGTTGCCCCTCTCTTCTTCCTTGTCGGCAGGCATACCAGCAAAATGCAGTCCGCCTCATCGGGGGACGTAAGCCCGCGTTCCTTCATTTCCTTCTTGCTTTCCACCTTCTGTTTTCCGTTGCTGATAAAAAAATACCTCCTGCATGACAGCTGGCCTATAAGGTCAGAGTCGTCAGGAAGTATCACCTCCGCTTTATGCTGGTTTCCATCATCATCAACAGGGCTTATCAAATCCCTTACCACGCCCATCATAAATGTGGTTGAATCAGCGTAATACCTGTGTTTAATTGGCTGTCCGAAGTTGACCGGTATTATATCCATGTCCGCATACAGCTCCTTGTCGGTGCGTTTAAAGCTCCTCAATTGGTCTACAACACCGCCACCCACGCCGCCATCGTCAATCTTTACGGGTATCCTGCCTTTGAATTTATATTTTGCCTTCAGCCATTTGTACAGCTCCACAATGTTACCCGCCGTCCATGTGGTGTCCTGTCCGTTGTATTTTTTGTAAATGAACACCTTTTCATTAATCCTGTACCCTATGCACGACTTGTCATCTCCGAATCTGGCAACGTCGCACCCTATGTCTATCTGCCATACACCGCTTACATCAGGCGGCTGCAAAGCGCCGTTTTCGTCCCTGTACACCCCAAGTGCTTTGGCTGTCGGTATTGACAGCTCGGTCTTAACGCTCCTCTCCAGCAGGCTTATATTGATGAACACATCGTCCTCCTGCTCTGGAAATTCGCCTTTTACCCTGACACGAACAACATTACTGTCCTCACCATATTTACGTATGAGTGATTGAATATTCTCCTTGTTAGTTCTTGGACTGTCTGCGGAC